CAGCAGCGTTTTTATTTTTGTTTTAATTTCTGATGATTTTGAAGCCATGTTATTTCGTGCTCCTTGCTATTTCTTGATTAATTTGGTCTAATGCTCGAACAAATAAATTATTAATATCTCCTTGCGCCCGGCTTATAACTTTAGGCATAAACGGATTTCCTCTGTATCCAGGATGTTGAACCCGTTTTGAAAAAGTCATATTTCCCTGCGTGCTTTTATAATATTTCCTGCCGCTCCGGCTTGTGGCATATCCTGATGATCCTCCAGTTTCCCAAGCCAGCGCTTTTTTTGTCCGGGGAAATATTCCGTGCGGCCCTGTTCCTTCGTGGACGAAAATAGCGTATTTAGCTGTCGGCATCCACTTCGCCCAAAGTCTTCCTTTATAAAACGTAAATGATTGTAGTAATCTGCCTGTTTTCCATGGAATAGGATTGTCTCTCAATGTATATTTTCCCAAAACCGCCTGCGCCCCCTCTATTGCTCTCTGTAAAACCGGCTCGCTGATACTCGGGTAGTTTTGAAAAGCTTTTTTTAATCTGTCCAACCCCTCGATTTTCACTTCAAAATTAGCCATGAATCAGATAAACATCGGCAACTTTTTGTATCTTGCCAATGTTTCCTTATCCTCCTTGTTCAAATCTGCTTGCCAGTTAATATTATCCCCTTGAGCGCTTTCGCTTGATTTTCCCTCTGCCTCTCTCCTCTTAAACCACCTGATAACCAATCTCTCGCACAGATCAGTCAGATCTGCCGGTAATGTATGCTTTGTCAGATCTCCCGCATTGGCGAAGTTAATAAGATATCCGGCCGTGTAACTTGCACGGACCGAATTAGCTCCCTTGGATAGCCCGCCATAAACTTTTATTATCCCCGATTTCCCATCCTCCAATAATTCGTAATTATCCGCTAAAAATTCCGTCCAGGCTGGATTTGATGGCGTCCCGGCCCTATATTCAAGTTTTGTCAAAGCAGAAACCGGCGATTGTTTCAGCAATAAATATTCCTGGCTGTCAGCGTAAACTGAATAAACTTCATTGGCATAAGCAGTTGATAAAAAGCGTCTGTTGCATTCACCCTCTAAAAAGTCCGTGGCGGCATTTATTATTCTCTGCAAAACAGCGTCATGCCCCGTACTGGTAATCACCAATCGGTTTTTAATCCTGGTAAGCGTTGTTAACGCGTAATTTAATATTGTTTCTTGATCTGCCATGATTTTGTTTAATTAAGTTCTCGTATTCGCGCCCTTCCCGTAAGAAAGGACGCGTCGCCAAAACTCGATTTATTGTTCGTTGCCAACCGGTTCGGTATAAGCGCGTCCAAGATGGACAGTCGCGCCAACCAAAGCTTTCGGTGTAGTTCCGCCGGTTAGGGCAGGAGTTACAACAACCTTGATATAACGCTCAATGCTTGTGCCGAGTCCTTCTAACCGGATATTCGCGATCTTGCCGTCCGCGGTAATCTCTGTGATTGCCGCGCCAGTAACATCAGTGAATTGTCCGTCGGAAGTGTCGCATTCCGTAACTTTAGCGTTTACAGTGTAGCTGTCCGGTGTGCCGGTGGCGGCTCCGTTCGTGACAACAACGACACCTGAGTTAAAACCCATGGTATCGATGGCATCGGACGTTTGTGCCGCGCTGGCCGCTATAGGGTCAACTGCCTGTATATTTTTTATTCCGTCATATACGCTGCGCATGATTTTGTTTGTTATTTGGCTTTACGCGTCCTTTTGGGCTTGACAGCCGGCTCGCCCTCGACCTTTGCTTCTTCAACCGGAGTTTCAGAAGCTTCGCCCGCGGTCGCGGGTTCGGGCTCCACCGCAATGTATTCATTGCCAATAGCGCGTGCCTGCTCATCGGTCATTTCTACGATTTCGCCGATTTCTCGGCGGCCGGAGAATCCGATGGGCTTTATTATTTTGTATTTTTTCTTCGACATAAACGTAGAAAATAATTAATTAATTTCGTCCTTTTGGGCTTGACAGGCCGCGAGGAAAGCGACCCGCCAAGTCAAAAAGTTGCTTCAAAAATTTAGTTTGCAGCCGTCTTAATATTGACGAAAGCCGCTGGAAGCGAAACGGTCAAAGCGTGTCTGTGCTTATAGACCAATCCAGTCTGGTCAGCCAAAGCGATTTCTTTTCCGCCAAAAGCGCCAGAAGCGTGCTGCGCCACCCTCATTTCGCCTTTGTCACCATAGGCCAAAGCCTTCATGTTGCCAAAAATAGCGAATTTGGTTGAAACAGCCGTGGCAGAATTCAAGGGGAAATGCCGCGATGTGAAGACCGGATAATCCAAGATAAAGCCAGCCGGGCGCAAACCGCCGTATGTTGATTTGTCAAAACTAATACCAACGCTATTCGGATAACCGAAAATATATGTTCCGTTAGTATCTTTTTTAACGCGAAGCTTTGCCCAAACGGTGCGGTTCATATAGAACGCGGAGCCGTCAAGCACAGATTCCTCAACATTGGCGATAGCGTCAGACGCTTCATCCAAATCAAATTCAGCAAAGGTATCTTTGCCGCTGGCCATGGTTTGAACAGTGACATCGTCATTATTCAAAATGCCTACAAAAGGCGTGCCAGCTCCGGCAAATCCTTGCTTGTCGATGTTATTAGCCAAAGCTTCTCCGCCTAAAGCCAATAACCAGTCAGCCAGAGCAACAGGCGAATCGGCCATGAGATCGTTTCCGACCACAAAAGCCAACTGCCACTTTTTAACGACTAACTTAGCCTGTCCGAATGCCAGCGCGCTAACCGTGCCAGCCGCGTCTACGCCAAGATATTCGCCTTCAAGGAAAGAACCTGTGTAATTAGGAATGCCCAACTCATCAGTGCTCATAGGCCACTTTTGAGCCTGCGACATAATCAATCCCACGGAAGCCGCGATACGGACAATTGCCGCCGCAACTTCTTTCGGGACCAAATATCCGCCCCGGCTGTCCTGTTCTTCGATTAAAGCTTCGTTTGCTTTGGTTTTGCCAAAGGCCGCTGCTTTAACGATTTCCGCAAAGTTCTTTTTTTCTTCATCTCCCAAACCACTGCGATCCATGCCAAACAAAGCCCTTTCCATCCGCATTTGCTGCACGATGTTTTTGGTCTCTGCCGCGACAAGCGGACCGACAACAGTTTTGAGTTGTTCCTCCATGGCTGAATCGACAACTTCTTTAAACTTGTCTTCTAATTGCTTTAAAATTTCAGGAGTCATTATTTTTTGCGATTCTCTTTAATCTTTTTGTTTAAGGATTCAAGAGATCCGCTTAATGCGTTAACTGCTGAACGCAAGACCTGGCGATTTACCAAAAATGCGTCTAACGCTTTTGATACCTCGTCAAATCCTCCGTCCTTCGACCTTTCTTTCGGGGCATCCGGGTTTTCTTCCGGCTGTTCCTCCCCCTCGTTACCCTCAGGATTATCCGCTGACTTGCCCTCTGATGATTCGGTGGCCGTCAACAGTTCCTCTAAGGCAACGATTGAATTTTTCATATTATCCACGCAATTCTGAATCAGCGCGCGGTTCTTATCCGACAAAACTCGTCCGGCTTTAAAAAATATCTTCTCTAACTCTGTTTCAAAATCTTCGGTCATTTTCATTGGCGCGCTTTTAGAACCATCTGTATAAACCAGAGTAATGACGTTGTCAGTTTTGGTAATTTCAATACTGCAAATCTCTTTAGCTTCCTCGCTTTCTATCTTCGGTTTTTCTTCGGTTTCTTCCTGTTTATTTTCTTCTTCTGTCATTCTCTCTTCCTCCTTAACTTCAATTCCTTTCATTTTTAACATCGCGGTATCAAGAGATAAATCCTGTATTTGCCGCAAACTTAAAGCGTAAGGATTAGCAGGTACAGGAACAAAAGAAAATTCTAATAATTGCGCGCGCTTGATTAAACCGTCTTCCATTTCCTCGGGGATGAATCCGACTGAAGTTGTCCTCAGCATTTTCGCGTCATATAGCCGTCTGACTTGCTGGGCAAAAGGATTTGCTTCTTCCGGCGCGAATCTGCCCTTAGCGATTAATTTTCCATCTACTACGCTTATGTCGTCGCAAACTCCAATGGGCAAAGACCAATAATCATGCGCCCATAAAACAACAGGGTTCATATTGTAAAAATCTAAATCCCAACCAGCCTGATCTATGCTTTCGCCTTGCCGGTCTACATCGGCCGTTGAAATAACAACCTCAAATGTTCCGGAATCTTCCGCGGCTTTTGTTTTTTCAGCGAAATCTTTAAACTCCGCTGATTCCAAAACTTCGGCTATTTTCAGCTTTATTTCCTCGCTTAATTTTTTGAATTGCTCTGTCATATACGCAAAAAGCTCCCGACGTTCGAGAGCTCTTTGGAAGGATTGAGGAATAGCGACGACGAAATTCCTCAAGGGCCTTCGAAAAACCCTCGAGCGTCGTCGCTGTTTATTTTATTTTTGTTTATTTATTCAAATCCTTAATTTTTATTAATAAATCTTTATCTTTATTTTTAAATGGAATTAACACCCTTCCCTTTTTCTGCTTCACTTTTTTATGTTCAACATTGATGTCGTGGATTTTCTGATAAAACTCGTTTAATTGCAGTCCGTCATTCACAGTTAGCTCGTTTGTCTTCTTGGCCAGCATTGCTCCAGTGGCTATAACCGCAGCCGCTCCCGCGCCAACTATTATTTTTTTAGCTGTGTCATTCATTACCAGGTAGAAAGCGCTGATCGCTTCCAAGTATTAGTTGCCGTGCAAACATAAATATAATTCACATCCCACGAAATCATTCCTTTGGTGCATGTCGCTCCTGATGTGGCCGGTGTCTGCGCTGTCTCTAAAATGAACGAATTTGAGTTAATATCCAACTTCGCCCCCGGATTCGTCGTCCCGATGCCGACGTTGCCGTCGTTATCAATTCTCATCCGCTCTGCCCCCGCGGTCGTTGTTGTATTTGTAGCAGTAAAAAAAGATAAACGCGTTGCAGCATTAAATGAGGAACTTAATCCTCCAAAAGATATCATATTGTCCGTACTGCTCATATATCCATAAATAGCCCCCACTGGTTCTTCGCCGTTTGTATAATGAACAAAACCAATTCTACCTGTTTTGGTATGGCTATCTGTTCTTGTCGTTGTTGCATCATTATCTGCACCTACTAAAAAACCAATCCCCGCACCTTCTGCGATGTCCAACTTCGCCCCCGGATTCGTCGTCCCGATGCCGACGTTGCCGTTCTCTTGGACTCTAAACAATTCCGCTGAAGTGGCTCTTGATGTGTTGTCTTTCCTAATCGAGAAATAACCATCGGTAGTGTTGTGGTTTGAGTCAATTATAATGTGTGCATTACCGCCAGTGATATAGAGCGGCGTTAAATCATCAGGGTCCATAACAAACGCATTATAGAGACTGCCCCATTTCAAACCATAATTAGCTGTTTGAGCGATATTTATACTTCCTCCAGCAATATCTAACTTCTCCGTCGGTCCCGTCGTCCCGATGCCGACGTTGCCGTTTGTAGTATCCACATTTAGCACGCTTGTGCCGTCGGCTTTTTGCAATTGAATGGCCGTTGTTGAATTGAAAGCCGGGCGCAAATATGGAGAGATTAATCCGGTAGAAGAAGCCGTGCCGGTTATAATTGCATTACCGCTGACGTCTAAAGTCATGCCGGAATTTCCCGCAATAATGAATTTCATCTTATCAACATCCTCTTTCCAAAGAATCTGCGATGCCGGCTGTGTGCCACGATTGAATGTTATATATTGATCGTCTGTTGGAGTAGACCCTGAATATTCATAATTCAGAATAAGCCCTAAATTCTTAACCCCAGCCGCAATATCTATATAATCAGCGTGAATAGTCTGAAACCAACCATTGGCTATTTTAACGGCTGAAGACCCTAAATCCCACGTTGCCTTAAGCGGCGCCAATGCCGTACCCCCGATTATTTTCCAATAATTAACGCTTCCAACCTGCGCTTGGACGACAAAAACATTCGTGAGCAAAATGATTATTGCGAAAATTGTGATTAAAAACTTTTTATTCATGTCCATATTTCTATTTCCACTGTTTGGCTGTCTGCCGCGCACTGGAAATAGATTGTTTTATCCTGCAAATTAACTCCGCTTATTTCCCGGCCTGTTGAGCCGAGCGGAATTGTTAAATAA